TGATGGCCGTGCCCTCAACCATCGCGGCCTCGTATGCCGCCTGATCGACTGCGTTCTGCTCGACCTCGGCGGTGGCCTTGGCGTTGTACTCGGCGAACAGCTTCGTCAGGAAGTCGTTAGGGCTGGTCGGGCCGAGTGCGGGGATCTTGCGAATGCCGGAGATACCGCGCGTCCCCTTGGCGAAATACCTCTCGCAGTTGGAGAAGCCGATGGTGCGGTCATTGCCGTAGATTTCCACGAAGCCGCCCAGGTCCATAGGCTCCCAGACGTTGTTTTTCGTCTGGCCCTCGACCTTGATGCGGAGGCGGGTGTTGTCGCCGTCCTTTTCCTCCGTGGCGTGGAACACGATGACGATGTTTTTCTGCAGCTCATAGAAGCAGTAGTCCATCAGCCGGACGAATTCCTTGCCAACAAAGCCGTAGCCTTTGAGGGAGAGGCTGCCGTCGCGCTGACCATACTTCGGGTCTTTCTTGATGGCCCACAGGGACATCAGCGAGATCAGCTTGCCGCCGGTATCGAAAACCAGCGTGTCGAAGTCCTGAAGATTGATGGGGGTGAGATCGCCGAGGATCTCGTCGTAGCTCTGGGGCTGGATGTACGGCTTGCGGTAGCGCGGCTCGATGCGGTCGATACCGAAGTCAACGTCGATGTGCAGGGGATTGGGGGCGGACAGCGCCAGAGTGGATTTCCCGATGCCGGGATAACCGGCGATCAGCATGCGGATTTTCTTCGCGCCCTCCTGGATGTCGTTCGGGTTTCTAATCATGGTGATAGCTCCTTTCAGTTGGTAGCGGCTTCGCGCCGCAGAGTGATGATTTCGTGGCACCGGAAACCGAAATTGCTTTCCCGGTACATTTCGGTCAGCTTGAAGTGCTCCTCATCATAAACGCTGGAACAGTTCAGCAAGCCCTCGGTCTTGTCCGGGTGATAGGCGCGGAATGCGGAGCAGGCCGAGCGACGGTCCGGGGCGTCAACCTCAGTCCAGCCGCCGAAAAACGGCTGGCCGTCCGTGCCGTAGGTAAAATAGAACTTTGCCATTATCGCGCCTCGCTTTCCCACTTGATGCCGCCGCCGCTCAGACTGACGGCCATTGCGCCGAGGAATTTGATGTCGTCCTCGTCCAGCCCGATAAAGTCTCTCTCGCCGGGCGTGGTGAAGCCTTCTTTGAGAATCACGATGTCTCCGACAATGGGATTTCCGTGGCGCACGGTATCGTAGAGAATGCAGCCAAACAGGTTGAGCGGCAGACCGTGCAGCAACCCCTCTTCGTTGACGACCATGCAGAACGGACCGGGCAGGCCTTTCGGGTGCACGACCTCGATCCATCCACCGACAGCCTTTCCGATGGTCTCATAAGCAGGCTCGTTGAACTCCCTGACCTGCATCTTGTTTTCGGTGGTGATAACCAGTCCTTTCATCAATACTCCTTTCCGGGGAAGCACTCCGGCTCCTCCCATGCGTCGGACTGCTTGATGCAGATATCGCAGCCGACGATATTCAAATCTTTGTCTCTGAAAATTTCCTCGCACTCTTCACCACAGACGGGGCAAATCGGGAAGGTCGGCTCCTTGCCGTCCGGGTAGCCGGTGCGCTCCATGTTTTGGATAACGGGGTGGTCTGGCAGATCGTAGCTCATTCGGTTTCACCTGCCTCTGTGATGTAGCGGCGGACGGTGGCGGTCAGCCAGTCCTGTGTGGTGGCGTAGCCATCAGCCTCTATCAGCCGTTGCAACGCCTCGTAGTCAGCGGTTTCAAGCCTTGCCGAGATACGACAGGTCAGCCGGTGTGCGTCCTTTTTGGCCGTCTTGCGGCTCTCTGCCAGTTCCGGTGCGAAGTGCGAATAAAGCGCCGCCATCGCGTCCGGCCGCAGGCTCACGCCGTAGGCATCTCCGTTCTCGCACTTGCTTTGAACGGTCTTGTCGTACTTGGGGTAGATGGCTTGTACCACCGCGACCATATCCTTGGCCGGTATCTGCTTGGAAAGCCGGAGCTCTCTCAACTCTTCTGCCACGGTAGCACCCCCTCACCTCTTGACTTCGCACAGAGCGGTTGGTAAACTGACTGTGGGTAAGCATTTGCCCGAGGTCGTTCCCGATGCAGCGGGGCGACCTCTTTTTTCGTTTCGCGGCAATCACAGGCTTCGCCCGGGTCATTATTGCTCCCGCAAAGCGGGCAAGTCCGGTAATATGCCATTCTTTCAACTCCCTTCATTTTGCGGATCTGCCTGCGCGTCTGGCTGCGGTTTTTGCGTCCAGCGCTTCGCGCCCACCTGGCTGCCGAAGTATTCCGTGGATCAGATCCAGCGTCGCTGCGGCGAGGTTGTCCCGTACAAAATCAGGAATCTCCGCCGTGTTGATATGTACTTCGTTCACCAGCTCGCTTTCCTCGGTTGGCGTAAACCTTGCGACCTGCATCGGAACCTCCTCTCTCCCATTAGTTCAAAGCTATTGAACTTCAATGGTAAAAAAATAAGCAGGAATGTCGGAATCGCCAATCTCCAGCAGAGAACAGGCCTTGGAAATCTCCGGCTGCTTAAACGGTACTTTGCTGTTGAGCTTCAGAGAAAGACTGCGCTCAGACATTCCCATCGCGCCGGAAAAGCGAGCCTGCGTTCCAAACTTTTCGGTGATGCGACCCAAGAGCTTGCTGTAATCGTACGCCATTTTTATCCTCCTTTCAGCTTGTTCAAAAGTTCAATTTCCTTGAACCTGTCGTTAGAATACCATACGCCTTGATGATTTGCAACACATTTTTTCAAAAAAGTTGAACTTTTTTTCTTTTCGCTATTGAACTTTTGTTCAAAACCCTTTATAATGATGTCATCTGCAAGGGGAGGATAGACCAATGAAAGAGTACAGCACTTCTCAGCGTTTGAAGCAAATCATGGACATCAAGAAGATGCGCCAGGTCGATATTCTTCACGCTGCAGAGCCTTATTGCAAACGGTTTGACGTAAAGCTCAACAAGAACGATTTGAGCCAGTATGTTTCAGGGAAGACCCTTCCTGGGCAGGACAAGCTTACAATCCTCGGCCTCGCACTCGGCGTTTCCGAGGCCTGGCTTATGGGGTATGATGTCAGCATGGAAAGAAGCGTAACGCCCACCGCTGAAACGAGCGATGGGCGCACAAAAGAGTATATTGAGCTATTCGAGCTGCTGACCCCGGAAAAGCAAGATATCATCATCAATGTGATAAAAGGGCTTTTAGCTGGCTGATTATCATATCCTGCTGGCTTTCGGAAAGCTTTGAAAACAGCTCGGCCGCGAGCAGCGTTTTTAATATACTCCTCGCTGCTGCTTCCGATTGATGATCGTGTCCCATGCCCGGACTCCTTTCTTTGCAAAATTGCCATCTACGGCATCGTTATTCTATCAAAATTTATGCAGTTTCGCTTTGAAAAGATATATTATCACTTTCGACTGACTTCGCATCGTGGTATGGTGTAGGAGCGGGAGTTTGAGAAGCGAGGAGGTAAACATGAAAAGAGTGTTCAAAGGCTGGTCAGTTTTCTTATGCTGTGTATTGGCATTATCATTAGCTGGGTGCTCGTCCGAAGTCCAAGAAAGTGCCTCTGTCGATCAGGAGCTACAAGCCCACGAAGATAGCCTTTCTTCTATGCTGTCCGGAGATGTACCTGTTTTATCTTTGTCCGTTGGAGAAGAAGACGGGATATATAGCCTCCGTGTTTCCGTTGGAGCCTCCGGGAAAGTATCGTCTTTCGGGGACTATGTACTGGCAACGCGCGAAGCATTTGAAACTGAGTTCGATGCCGATTCTCGAGATTGTTTTTCTGTTAGCATGGCTGTGACTGGAAATTCAATGCTTCGCTTCAGCAGCGATGGCTATTCTGATGAGGCTGATACAATAAGTGGTCTATTTTCTGATACGAGATCCGGCTCTGTGGTAACCACCCAGATTTCCAGTCTCGACGATTTATTCGAGAAGTTCCCCGCAGCGCGCTTATATGCGGAAAACCATAAAATCGAACAATAGATACCCTATGGATATGGTATCTATACCGTATCTATAGGGTAGCGATACATCGCGTGCGCGCGTGCGTGTGCGCGCGATCGTGCGCGCACTGTCTCTGTACCTGTATCTGTATCTGAGACTGTATCTGTAATCTGTTTCTGATTCTGAATATCTACTACTGCAAATCTATCGTTAGAAGGGGGTGGCGCTGTTGCCGAGAAAACCTGCAAAGCACCCGGCGAAGCCGAAGCGGGGCAAGAAGCTGGAAATCGAAGAGCCGGGCGTTCTCTATGGCCGGTACAGCAGTCACAACCAGAAGGACATTTCCGTAGAGCAGCAGTTCGAAAAGGGCTACGAGCTGGCGGCGGAGTATGGCATCAGAATCATTGACACCTATGCCGACCGCGCCGTTTCTGGCCGCACCGACAAGCGCCGTGACTTCCAGCGCATGATGACTGACGCTGCAAAAGGGAAGTTCCGCTATGTAATCGCGTGGAAGTCTAACCGCATGGGGCGCAATATGCTGGAGGCTCTGATCAACGAAGCTCGGCTTCAGGATCTGGGCGTTCGCGTTCTCTATGTGGAGGAGGATTTCGACGATACTGCGGCTGGACGCTTCGCCGCCCGCTCGATGATGAATGTCAACCAGTTCTATTCCGAGAACATGGCCGAGGACATCAAGCGCGGCCTATATGACAACGCCGCGAATTGCATGGTGGCGAACGGCCATCTGCCCTACGGCTATAAAGCGGACGAAACGCTGCACTATGCCATCGACGAGCCGAAGGCTGCGGTTATCCGGGAGATATTCACTCGCGTTTCCTGCGGTGAGGCTTTCGTTGATATCATGGCCAGCCTGAATGTCCGGGGAATCAAGACCTCGTACGGTCGCCCGTGGGGGCGGTCGAGCTTTCAGAAGATCCTTTCCAACGAACGGTATCGCGGCATCTATATCTACGGCGATGTCCGCAAAGAGGGCGGCATCCCGAGGATTATCAGCGACGAGCTTTACTTCAAGGTCCAGGAGGTGATCACCACGAAGAAGAATCCGCAAGGGCGTCACCGCGTCAATGGTGACTATCTGCTTACCGGCAAGCTGTTCTGCGGGCATTGTAAAAGCCCCATGACTGGCGTCTCCGGCACCGGACGCTCCGGCAACCTGCATTACTACTACGTCTGCCAGAAGCGTCGAACGGAAAAGACCTGCGATAAAAAGAATGTACGCCGAGATGAAATTGAGCTGCAGGTCGCCCAGGCCATCAAAGACTATGCTCTGAAGGACGATGTTATCGAGTGGATCGCCGACAGCACGGTCGCCTACAATGAGCGCAAGGAAGCCGAGAGCAAGGTCGGCATTTTGGAAGACCAACTCGCCGGCACGGAGCATGGCATAAAAAACATCATGTCCGCCATCGAGCAGGGCATCATCACCGAAACCACGAAAAGCAGGCTGGTCGAGCTGGAGTCTGAGCGTGCTACCATCAAAGCTAATATCGCAGCGGCTCGGGCAGACATCGTGACTGTCAGCCGCGATGACATTATATCCGGCTTGGAGATGTTCCGAGATGGCGATGTTCACGATAAGAAGTACCAAGCGCGCCTATTTGACACATTCCTGGTCGCGGTGTATGCTTATGACGATGATCTGCGGCTGGTGTTCAGCTTCTCCGGCAATAAAAATACAATCCAAATCCCAATAGAATCCGCAGTTAACGCAGTAGAGAATAACGAGGCTGAGTGTTCGTTTAAGCTCTGCTCTGCTCCACCAATTTAATCGCAGGTCGAACACCTAAGGTGACAATAGTCGTCTTGCCTTACGGTTTCGTACTTGCGACCCAGATTAAGGATAGGCTTTAAGCCTGTCCTTTTTCTTTTCAAAAGCCAATGTCGTCAAAGGCGTACTCGATTTCGTCTAAGAGCATACGCTCCGAGATTTCATAGTCCTCCAGCATTTCGTCGATAGGAAAATGCGCTTTGAGGACAAGCAGCAAGTACTCAGCAAGTCCTTCAGAGTCATAGCCTTCGACTTCATCTGTACCGAGGGGCTGAATCATGCCCGTACGGAGATGGTGTGCCAGCTTATCCGCGCCGATAATG